TGCCTTGCTGGATTGACTTGCTGAAGAAATGCTCTTCGATACTCAAAATGGAATTTTCAACCAGTTTGCCATCACTCAGCGTGAAACTCTCCAGCGTTTTACTTTGGCAGACGTTGCGCTTCCTTCACTTTGCGTACCTTGTCCGGTCAGCAACCAGCGCAGATTGGCGCCGGTTTCAATGGCGCACTGTACCGCGAAATCGTAGGAAATCGTGCCGCGCGTATACCGATTTTGCAGGGAACTGGCAGCAATGTTGAAGTGCCGGGCAAGCTGGATTTTTTGCGTAAAACCATAGACCTGGCAGATTCTGTCCAGCAGTTCGTCGTTATTCACCTGGGAATCGAGTATCAAAATATACTCTCCTGAGTATTTACTATTACTCAAATGAGTAATATTGTATTTGTGAATTCGGCAGTCACGACTGGTTGTTGGCAAACAGAGTCAGGTGAGTGCAGGTAATCTTCAAAAGGGAATCATGCATGATGGCTTGTGAAATCGCAATCCTCAACGCATCTGAACCGCTGCCTGCAACGTAAAGAGGTGGGAAATGGCGATAGAAGGCGACGTCGTATCGGTTGTATTGAATGCAGGCCAGCGCGTTGAGGCGTTAAACCATTTGGCGCATTTACGCGGACAATTCATCAACGACCACGGCGAAAAAGAGCTAGCGCGTTTCTTTGCGGATATGCGCGACAAAACGGACAGCCGTTTTGATGACAATAAACGGGTATTAACCGCGATCTTGTTTTTAGCCAATATCGGCAGAAGTAGACACGATGTTGCGTTCACTGAACTGAGCGCAACGGAGGTCAGCGCCTTAATCCAGACGATGAACCACTTAAAAGCCGTCGTGAGTTTATTTCCTAAAAAGATGGCATTGCCGAATTAACACAACCCCAAAAGTAACGGGTGTCAATCCACCGGGCATTCCTTTGCCCAAATTTTGGAGTGCAAAATGCAAAATCCATTAATGACAGCCTTATCTGACGATGCGGATGCACTCAATGCGCTGCTCAGTAAGGTGAGAAATAAACAACGCGTGGACGATGCGCTGGCGGTATCACTACGCCTGGCGGCGCTGGTCATTCATGCGCGTCACAAAGCGCTCTGCGCAACGCAAATACTGGAGCTGCTCGACCAGGAATCGACCCGTTTCGAGCATCAGGCACAGGAGTGGCACTGATGGCCGATGAAATGGATCGGGCACAGCAGCACACTGAGGTGTTGCTGGCGTGCAATCTGGCTCGTGCGCTGAATCGACCGGTGGGCGTTAGCGCGTTTTTCTGCGTTGATTGTGAAGCGCCGATTGCTGAAGCCCGTCGCCGGGCGATTCAGGGCGTGACCCGCTGCGTGAGCTGCCAGGCTGACAATGAGCTGCGCATGAAGCACATCAGAACCGGTGCCCAATGATTCACAGCGCACAGCAAACGGTGCCTTATGCTTACACCTGGAATGCGCCACGGACGGCGATCGCGACGCCTTATCTCACTCATGACGAGCAGCAACGGCGCAATCGCCTGTTCGTCGCGCTACGCAACGCACAGCACGCGCTGGCGCGCCAGCCTGCATGGATTCAGTTTGCGTTGAGACGCCGTATCAGCACGCTGGAGGATACGCAGGGTATTGAGGTGGCGAACCGCTGGTTGGTCACTGTTTTTGCGCAGCGGCTGTTACCGCGCCTCGAAACGGTGCATCAGCAATATTGTCTTAAGGGCATGCAAAAAGGCAGCGCTGGCCTGCTGCTGCAAAGCGCGAGTGAGAAACAAGGGGCGGCGCGCGCCAGCGGAACGCTGTGGGAGCTTATGGTCCGCTTTAATCGTCTGGCAGATATGGCGCGTGCCGACGTTGACCTGCTGGCCGCTGATATTGCCAACTTTATCCTTGCCGAGCAGGTTCAGGCGCATGCGAAGTTCGGCAGCGAATCTGACTATCGCTACACGCATCACCTCTACATGCTGGCCGCCACCATCACGCGTGAACTGCGGCAGTCCCCGCCGCTGTGGGAAAAAGTCACCTCACGGCTATTCGACCCTGAAGACGTGACGCCCGCAATTTTGCGTATGCAAAATGCAAAATGGTGGCAAAGCCGCCTGCGCCGTGTGGCCGCTGCATGGCGCGAACATCTGCATATTGCACTTGGCAATGTCAGCAAACAGCACACACCCTATATCAGCCCGGTGGGGCTATCGGAATGGCGTGAACAGAAGCGCCGCACGCGTGAATTTCTCAAGGGTCTGGAGCTGGAGGATGAGCAGGGCAATCGCATCAGCCTGATCGATAAGTACGATGGCAGCGTGGCGAATCCGGCCATTCGCCGCTGTGAGCTGATGACGCGAATGCGCGGCTTCGAAACCGTTTGTACAGAGATGGGGTTTGTGGGGGATTTCTGCACCCTGACCGCACCTGCGCGTTATCACGCCACGCTGCGCAGCGGCCATCGCAATCGTAAATGGAACGGAGCCAGCCCAGCAGTGACGCAGCGCTATCTGTGCAATGTATGGCAAAAGATTCGTGCCCGACTGCATCGTGAAAACCTGCGCGTCTTCGGTTTGCGCGTCGCGGAACCCCATCATGATGGTACGCCGCACTGGCATTTATTGCTTTTTATGCCCCCGGAACAGCTGGCCCGCGTGCGCGACGTGCTGCGAGATTACGCGTTGCAGCAGGACAGCGACGAGCTCAATAGCGAGAAAGCACGTCAGGCTCGCTTTCACGCCACCGCAATCGATGCAGCGAAAGGCAGCGCCACCGGCTATGTCGCTAAATATATTGCCAAAAATATTGATGGCTATGCGCTCGACGGTGAGCTGGACCACGAAAGTGGCAAACCATTGAAAACGATGGCGATGGCGGTCACCGCCTGGGCGGCGCGCTGGCACATTCGTCAGTTTCAGTTTGTGGGAGGCGCACCGGTCACGGTCTATCGTGAATTGCGCCGTTTGGCCGACAATGACGCCGCATGTGGTTTAAGCGTGGAGTTTGCTGCCGCGCATCAGGCGGCAGACCGCGGTGACTGGGCTGGTTACATCAATGCGCAGGGCGGTCCACTGGTGCGACGTGACGATCTGGCCGTTCGCAACTGGTATCAGCCCGGCCACGAGGTCAACGTCTACGGCGAGGAAATGATGCGCATCAAAGGGGTTTATGCCACAGCCGTTGGAGCAGACACCCCGATCCTGACTCGCTTAATTGCATGGAAGATCGTACCAAAACGTCTTGTCGCATCGTCTTCTCGGAGTTCTGTCAATAACTGTACGTCTGTGTGTGTCAGCAACGATCTTCCCGGCTTGGAACGCAAACAACGCCGCCGATTGCTGGCCACTGTGCGCGCGCAGCAGCCGATTCTGCCTCATCGCCAGCTGCGACGATCGGACAAGATCGAAGCCGCGTGCGCTAACCTGATTGATCAGGTGCACGATCTGTGTGGCGAGACCCTTAGTCGCGGTCTGGCGCTGCGTCTGTTGGGCGGCACGCAAACAATGATTGCCGGACGTCTGTTCCGCAGCTCTGCACAGGGCGATCTGTTGCGGCCAAAACCCGTGGTGCAATCAGAAAGCCTATTAGCACGCTTTAACCGATTGGCGGATTATGCACGCTTAAAAACGGAAAAATGCGGAAAACGGCGCTTACTGAACGTGATAGAGCTCGACATTTTTGTGAAGCTAAGCGTTTGGCTTATGCGAAGGTTTTGACAGGAAACATCTTTCATATCATGCATATAAAAACCATTTCCAATTAATACATTTTTCTTTCTCTAATCCTGAATGCTATGATACTGTATGTATGTACAGTAATTTGAAGGGGGGAGGGCGCGTGGATAATGATTTACAAGAACGGGTAATGCTTGAGCGTGTTGAGTTAATTGCCCGGCTAACGTCGGAGGGATTTTGCAAGGAGCGTGACCGAGAGATCGCCCTGAGCCTGATCGCCGAAATCGCCAGCAATGCCGTGATTGCCAACAAACAATTTTCAGTCGTGTTTTCGGCTGTGCCGCTGGAAAAATAAGTCTTGCGGTTGATGTGAACCGCACGGAGTTCAACATCATTATCGCGATTCTCGCGCCCCATCTTCTCCGTTCGCGCCCGTAAATCGCTGTGGCTGCGGTGATGCTCTCGCCGCTTGCCGCGCTGCTGGCGTACGTCTCTGCACTCGCTATTTTTCTGCCGAATTCCTCGCTGTGTCCTTTTTGCATCCTCTCTGTTTGCTGGCCGCTGAACGGGCGGGCATGCGTTGTCGCCTGTCTCTCATCGCGGGAAACTTGTTTGCATCAGAAGTGAGTCATCTCGACCACTATTCGCGTTAGCCGGGAGTTTCAATGGCACAAGTCTTTGCATTACAAGGGGATACCGTCGATGAAATCTGCTATCGCCACTACAACCGCACTGAACAAGTGGTGGAAAGCGTGTACGACGCCAATCCGGGTCTCGCCGATGTTGGGCCGGTGCTGCCGCAGGGTTATCCGCTCTATCTGCCTGAATTGCCTACCGTGGCAACCAGTGAAACCGTTGCGCTGTGGGATTAACGCATGAACATCTCAACTGAACGTTTCACCGCGTTTCTTACTTATGCGCTGGCCGTTGTGATGGGGTGGCTTGGTAAGTGGAATCTACAGGATGTCGCCACGCTGCTCGGCATGGTGTTGGGTGTCGGTATGTTTTTAGTCAGCTGGTACTACCGCCGTAAAACGTTCCTGCTGCTGAAAAGCGGAAAAGTGAGCCCGAGAGATTATGAATCTGCAAACCGTTAAACGCTGCTCGGTCGGCGCGGTGCTGGCTATCGCGGTGATGCTGCCGGGATTTCAACGTCTGCATACGTCGCCGGAAGGCATCAGGCTGATCGCAGATTACGAAGGATGCCGCCTCAGTCCTTATCAATGCAGTGCAGGCGTATGGACGGACGGTATTGGTAACACTGCGGGCGTCATACCGGGGCACAACATCAGCGAGCGTCAGGCTGCGGAAGGCTTTATCCGTAACGTGTTGCGCAGTGAACAGGCGCTGATGCGCTGTGTGCTTACTACGCCACCTCAGCCCGTTTATGACGCCCTGGTCTCTTTTACGTTCAATGTCGGTAGCGGCAATGCATGTCGTTCGACGCTCGTGACCTTGCTAAACCAGCAGCGCTGGCGTGAAGCCTGCAACCAGTTGCCGCGCTGGGTTTATGTCAACGGGGTGAAGGATAAGGGCCTGGAGAATCGCCGCCAGCGTGAGCAAGCGTGGTGCCTGAAGGGCGTCTCATGAACCGTATCGTTGCAGCATTACTGGCCATGATGCTGCTGGCGCTGGCTGTTACCAGTTGGCGAGTGTCGCAGACGCGTACTGCGCTGCTTGAGGCGCAACGGGTGATTGGCACCTTATCAGCGGGGATAGCAAGTCGCGATAAAGCCATCACCAGGCTGAATCAACAAAACCGTGAAGGGCAGCAGCAGCTGAGTCAGCTGCGGTTGCAACAGGGGCGAGCCAGTGCGGCTGCACTGACGCGTGAAGCGCAGATACAGAGGGAAAATGATGCCGATCCACAGCTAC